ATGGCTGAACAAGCACAAGAAATGGTGGTAGATGCTACACCAAAGAAAACAGCATTTATGAATAAGCGTTCTACTCACGAAGACAGAATTAAAAAAGATGAGGAAGAACTAGAACAGTTAAAGAAACAAGCATTGGGTGAAACTGAAGAAGCTGTTAAAGAAGAAGAAACAACAGAGAAAGAAGAAGAGCCGACAAGTGCTGAAGAGAAAACATTCAAGAAGCGTTATGGCGATTTAAGAAGACACTCTCAAGAAAAAGAAAAAGCGTTTCAGAAACAGCTTGACGATTTAAAATCTCAACTAGAAAAGGCTACTAAAAAAGAAATTAAGTTGCCTAAGACTGAAGAAGAGATAGAAGAGTGGGCAAAAGAATATCCTGACGTGGCACAGATTGTAGAAACAATAGCTATAAAGAAAGCTAGAGAACAGTCTGAAGCACTAGAAGGTGAGATTAAAAGGATAAACGAAATGTCTGCAGAGGCTTTGAAAGATAAAGCTGAAGCAGAGTTGATGAGAATACATCCTGACTTTGCCGATATCAGAGACAGTGATGATTTCCATGAATGGGCAGACCAACAGCCAAAGTGGGTACAAGACGCATTATACGAGAATGACAATGATGCGAGGTCAGCAGCTAGAGCTATTGACTTGTACAAAGCAGATAAAGGTTTAAATGTTAAGAGCAAAACTAAGACTAATAAGAGTGCTGCTACTGAAATTAAGACGAAAAGTGAAAAGTCTGTACCTGATGCTGAAGGAAAAGCTACAAAGATTTTAGAGTCTGACGTGCAAAAAATGTCTGCAGAGCAATATGAAAAGAATGCTGACATGATTATGGATGCAATACGTTCAGGTAACTTTATATATGATTTATCTGGTTCAGCTAGATAAAGTAGTTGACAAACAGTTATTTATAAGTATAACTAATATCAACTAAAAGTGTGACCTCTCCACGTGGACAACTCACATAATACTACACTTGGAAGCCTACCTAAGAGTACGAGCCTACATTTAACTAGCTATTAAATGTACACCTCAGATACAATTAGCCGATGACGAGTAAAACTGTCGTGTACTTCATGTACACATTTGTTTATTTCAATGGAGATAAAAATGGCATTTAAAACTGCAGCAGGTTATGGTAATCTGCCTAATGGTAATTTCTCCCCAGTTATTTACTCTAAGCAGGTTCAGTTAGCCTTCAGGAAGAACTCCGTTGTTGAAAATATCACCAATTCAGATTACTTTGGTGAGATTGCCAACATGGGTGACTCCGTAAAAATAATTAAAGAGCCAGAAATCACTGTCAAGGAATATGCTAGAGGTGCTAACGTACAGCCTCAAGACCTTGATGATGAGGACTTCACATTGACTATTGACAAAGCAAACTACTTTGCTTTTAAGATAGACGATATTGAAGAGGCTCACAGTCATGTAAACTTCTCTCAACTAGCAAGTGACAGAGCAGGATACAGACTGAAAGATAACTATGACCAAGACGTACTTGGTTATTTGTCAGGATTTGCACAAGCATCTAACAATGCTGTAGCAAGTTCAGCTAACTCAACAGTTAACGGAACTAAAGCAGTATCAACTGCAGGTTCAGACGAATTGTTGACAAGCATGAAGCTAAGAAAAGATAGTTTCGGTAACATCACTACTTCAAGTGCAGGTGACCACTCTATCCCAATAGCTCCAAGAATGGGTGGTGCAACTTCTCAAGCAACAGCTACTGCTACACCATTGCAAATCATTGCAAGAATGGGCAGACTGCTTGATACTCAGTTTGTAGACACTGATGGAAGATGGATTGTTTTACATCCAACATTTATTGAAGTCTTAAAAGATGAAGATTCACGTCTTCTAAATGGTGACTTTGGTGAATCAGGTGGATTAAGAGCAGGTCTATCTGTAGGAAAGATTCATGGCTTTGACGTATATATGTCAAACAACTTACCTGCAGTTGGAACAGGTCCGGGAACATCAGGTTCTGCTAACCAAAACTCAAACTTTGGTGTTATTGTTGCAGGACACAGTTCAGCAGTAGCTACTGCAGAGCAAATCAATAAGACAGAGACATACAGAGACCCTGACTCTTTCGCTGATATTGTTCGTGGTATGCATATGTATGGCAGAAAGATTCTTCGACCTGAAGCAATCGTGACTGCTAAGTATAACGTAGCGTAAGGGAGATATAAATGGCAACTTTTGATTTAACTTCTAAAGATACCACTGGTGTATTTTCCGATTCTATAGCAGCTATGCCATCTACTAAAAACTCTAACATCATGAGAAATATTGAGGCTTACCTTGATATTGATGCATTAGTAGCAGCAGGTGGTAGTTTCTCAGATGGAGACATCTTTCAGGTGTTAGAAATCCCTGCGAATACTTTAGTCATAAATGCAGGTGCAGAAGTAATGAAAGCATTTACTTCAAGTTGCACTCTTGACATGGACTTTGCAGCAGGTGATGACATTATTGATGGTGCAGACATAACCTCTACAGGTTTTTGTGCAGCAGGAACTAATGGTCAAACTAACACTATAGTAGGAAGTGCGGCTTCAACTTACACTCAATTTGTAACTACTACAGATACTATTGATGCTAAGATTGCAGGTGCTGCTCCAGCTACAGGCAGACTTAGAATGTATGCCACTGTTATTGATTTAGCAGGTCATGGTTTAGATGATAAGGCTGACGAGGTTGATAGAGACCAATTAGCTTAACTTTTTCTAGGGGAGCAGGGCAACTTGCTCCTCTATACTTTTAGGAATTATCATGGCAGAAACTTTTTTAACATTAACAAATAGAGTATTAGGAAGATTAAATGAAGTACAATTAACTTCTACATCTTTTTCAACTGCCAGAGGAATACAGGTTCAAGCAAAGAATGCAGTAAATGAATCTGTTAGATATATTAATCAAAAAGAATTTCAATATCCTTTCAATCACTCAACAAAGACAGAAACACTTGTTCCCGGAACAGTAAGATATTCAATACCTACAACTGCAAAAACAGTTGATTATAATACTTTCAGATTAGTAAAAGATTCAGATTTAGGTTCAAGTGGTGGTAGACTATATATTATACAATATAATGATTATGTAAATAGTTATATAACACAAGAAGATGAAATAACAACAACCACACTCGATGGTGCATTAACGGATTCAGCCACAACTGTAACTGTAACAAGCACAACAGGTTTTGATTCATCAGGAACTATATTTATAGAAAATGAACAGATAACGTATACAGGAAAAACCTCTACAACATTTACAGGTGCAACAAGAGGAGCTAATGACACTACTGCTTCTGCTCATGATAGTGCTACACAAGTGGCACAATTTGAACAGGGTGGTGTACCACAGTACGTAGCAAGAACACCTGATAATAACTTTTTATTGTATCCTTTTCCAACAAAAGGATTTAGTTTAAAATATGATTTCTTTTCTTTTCCAACAGATATGTCTGCGGCAACAGATACAACAACAATACCTGATAGATTTGCTGCAGTTATAATTGATGGAGCAACAGCTTTTGTTTATCAATATAGAGGAGAGACTAATCAATATCAGTTAAATTTTGCTAGATTTGAACAAGGCATAAAAAATATGCAGACGTTATTAGTAAATAGATTTGAATATGTTAGGTCTACATTTATACCAAAGATAGGATATTCTAGTAGTGCAGATTTAAGTATTAGGGTGAATTAAATGCCTGATTCTTCACAAGTACAACCTGTAAATTTTCCTTTACAGGGTGGTTTAGTTTTAAACAAGTCTACATTTGCTATGCAACCGGGTGAAGCACTAGAGTTACAAAACTTTGAGCCTGATATAGAGGGTGGCTACAGAAGAATAAATGGATTTGCTAAACTTGTTACTAATATAGTTCCACAAACAAGTGCATCAACAGAGGCAGTGTTATTATCAATAAAGTTTAATGACAAGATTGTAGCTGCTAGAGGGCAAAAAATATTTACTGCTACTGAAGGTAATAACTCTTGGACAGAAATAGACACAGGAAGAACAAGTGCAGGTGTATACGACTTTGAAACATTTAACTTTGATAATAATAGTAAATTTATAGTTGCAGATGGTAATAATGCACCAACAGTTTTTAATACATCATTTAGTGCAACTGACGTATCCTCTGCAGGAGGTGGAGAAGTAAGCACTGCAGTAACAGGTGCAAAGTTTGTTAAGGCATTTAAAGACCATATGTTTTATGCAGGTATGTCTAGTACACCACAAGAGATAGTATTTAGTGTACCTTTTGATGAAGATAATTTTGCAACAAGCAGTGGTGCAGGTAGCATAAAAGTTGATGATACTATAGTTGGTCTTAAAGTTTTCCGACAAGATTTATTTATATTTTGTGAAAATAGAATATTTAAATTGTCAGGAAGTTCTCTTTCTGATTTTGTTATAACTCCTGTTACAAGAGATATAGGTTGTGTAAATGGGCAGACTATACAGGAATTTGCAGGTGATTTAATATTCTTAGCACCTGATGGATTAAGAACAGTAGCAGGTACTGCAAGAATTGGTGACGTTGAATTAGGAACTATAAGTGCAAACGTACAACCTTTGTTTAATAGTAATATAGCTACTGCAACAAGTTTTACTTCTGTTGTTATACCTAACAAAACTCAGTATAGAGT